TGATTTTTGGTTTGCTGACAATTCATTAGTTGAGCAATTAAAGAAAATTAATGTGCCTCCAATGTTGGTTGTTTCAGCTAAAGTAAATCATTTAGGTAGCCAAACCTTAAAAGAAAGAAGCATAAGTGATAGAAATGATTTAATGTGGTCTAAGCTAGAATTATTCAATCAAAAATATAATCAAACTTTATTTTCAGAGCATCCAAAATTCTTAGAATGGAAAAAATTGCAGTCTGTTTAACAACGCATAACAGGAAAGAAGTATTTGAGGAAACATTAATTGAATGGGAAAAATATTTACCAAGCAATGGTACTATTTATGTAGTTGATGATGCATCCAAAACGCCTGTAAAATCTAATTATCGGTTTGAGGAAAATGTTGGAATAGCTAATGCTAAAAACAAGTGTTTAGAATTAGCGGAAAAATATGACCACATTTTTCTTTGTGATGACGATGTAAGACCTAAAACACATGATTGGTTTAATCCTTATATCAATTCTCAAGTCAATCATTTGTGCTTGACCTTTGATAAAAAAAGCAATAACATCATTTATAGTCCTTCAATAAGATTTAACGGTGAACATGAAGGATTTATGACATATACCGCTCCTAATGGATGTATGCTTTATTTAAAAAATATATGTCTTCAGGTAGCTGGCGGAATGAGACCTCAATTTGGCTTGTGGGGATTTGAACACGTCGAATACAGTCAAAGAATACATGACTTAGGATTAACTCCTAAACCCTTTATGGATGTAAAAAATAGTCTTGATTTATTTGATGTTTTAGATTGGCGTTTTGCCGTCGATTCGTCTTTATCAATTAATGAAAGAAGACAAAGCGGTAAAATAAATTTAAAGCTTTACGAAGAGTTCTCAAAACATCCTGAATTTGTAAACTACAAATGAGAATATTTTACTCAAATCCTTTTAGTTTAGAGAAAGACATTGGCAAAGCCTACAACGAATACTGGGTCTCCCGATTGAACGCCAACTCTCCACGCTAAACCGTTATCCTCAACAACCTTGTCAATCCTTTGCTTTATATTTAGTTGCTGGCCTTGCCAACTGCTAGGGGCGTTTCTAATTGCTTCAATCTCAATATCGGTTGCCGTTCTTGCCAAAATATCTTTTACGGCTTCTATTACAATATCCTCTTTCTTGTCTAAGTCTTTTAAAGCCGTGTCCAAGCCTTTTACCGTAACCGCCATTACACTCCAACCATATTAATTATGTACTCTTTGTGTTGCCGTTGCTCGTCTAAAACAACGCTAGTTATTTTGTAATAACTGTTACGATAATACACCTGGTAATTTTCGCTAGGAATAAAAGAAACTCGATGTTGTATTGCAATTTGCAAAGTGTTTGGCAATACCATTTCGCCAGCCTCCAAAGCGTTTCCGCCTCTTGTTTGCGTTACAGATGCAAATGTAGATAAAGAGGTTGTTGGATTTATAATCGTTCCGCCAGCGCCGTCGGTTACTGGAGAAAAAGTCACAAACTCAACTTTTTGGTCGTACTTTCCAAAGTTTATCATACGAATAAGTCAGCTCTATATTTTAACTCGGTTGAAATACTAGCCTTTTGAGCGTATTGCTCTTGTACTGTTATTAGGTTTTGTCTAAAGGCAAAATCCGTTGCAATTCTTTTAAGCATCGCAACGTGCAAATCTTGAGGCAATGGATTGGAGTTATTAAATCCAGCCGTATAAGTGTAATTCTCAACCTCTGTTTCGTCAGTAGTTACATCCGCCACCCAAGGGCCGATTGGATATATTCTTTGACCCGATTTATTATTCGTAATAACAACATCTCTTTGAACATAAAGCATTCCAGAGGCTTTCTCAGATTCATTTCTTGCCGTAGGTATTAATTCGTTTACTAGTAAAGAATCCCAGTCCCCAAAATCGATTTGAAGCCAAGCTTTTGCCTCAGCTAATGTAATCGGTTCTATTGCTACCGAAAATGGATATCTGATATCTAATGGTCTAATTACGCTCATTTCTTTTCAAAGTCTTGTTTATCTACCTTAATCCATACTGCCAGACCTTTATCGACTAAATAAGCGTCGTAGGTCTTGCCTACGCTCAAAATTTCGCCTTTTTGGAACGGCTCCAGATCAACCAATAATTTTATCATAAAGATAGTGTTTATTTCATTAAATGTTTTTTATCATTCCACGGCTCAACGTCTTGCCAAAGTCTGTAACCATGAAAAACGTAAAGCGATTTAATCAATCCAATATTTAATCCCAGCTCCTTTACTCGCATCGAAAACAGAGAATCAAAAGCCAGGCTATTCTCTACAAACTTAATTTTTTTCCAAGTCTTGTACTGAAACGCCATAAAGAAGCCAGCGATATATTCTTTAATCTCCTGGATGCCTTCACCTTGGTAAGTTAAAGCTATTTCGTAATGCCTACTAACATCCAACTCGTAGTTAAACTCATTATTGTGCAGTTGATGTTTAGATCTCAGCCGATTGGTGTAACAACCAACCAAGCCAAATTTATCTCCATCTAAAGCCAAGGCATCGTAAATGCGCTTTCCCCAGTCTCCAGTTAGATACAATATGTCGCCATCTTGCATTATTATCCAATCCTCATCGTTTGCGTTTAAGCTGCTCAAATATTCATTATAGGCTTTACCTATATTTTTATTTAAGTCGAACGGATTCGAGTAAAATATCTTTAAAGGTTGATCCATGTACGCTCCTCGTAAAAGTTTAAATTCTTTTCTGAAAATGGGTAAGCAAAATTGCACTCGCTTTTATTTGCAATTATAGCCGGGAATCTTTCCGTTAAATATCGATTCATCTCGTACTTGCCTAACCTGGCTTTTACTTTTTCAGTATTAAACCAGTAGAAAGAGCCTGAGTAATGGAAATCTTGCGGAACGTAAGGAGGGCAAGGTAAAAGCTTTCCACAAATTCCAGAGAATAGCTTACTAGATAGATCTGGAATTGTTTCCAGGTTGCGCTTATAACTCTGCTCAATCCAAATGTCCAATCCACTCCAGACAGGTCGAGAAACGCCTTTACAATGAGCGTAAAACGTAATCCCATCCTTTACTTTGTTGATTGAGTCTATAAAATGAACCGACTCACCTAGTCTAGGATTATTCTCTACAATCTCAAACTCACAGTCGCTTGGTAGAAGCGATTTTAAAGGCTCTAGGAACGCTTTACCATCAATTGCAACCTTGACTACCTTTTTACCATTAAACACGCTCCAGTACTTGTTTAATAGCCTTAAATTAAGTCTGTGGTAATGCGTAATCTTTCCGCCGTAGTAAATGAAGTAGATTAGATTTTTTGGAACGTGAGCGCCCATAAAGTAGGTGTTTTTGGCTCGTCAATCATTTTGTATCCTAACTCTTTAAACATCTTAACCCATTGAATTGCTTGCTTGATGTTGATGTGTCCCCAATCAGCGTCAAAATCTGTCGTTTCAGGAGTAGAAGAGAAAAGAATAATATTTGGTGAAACCGCATTTAAAGCCTTTGATATTTCGTCATCAGTCATGTGTTCGGCCACTTCAATCCATAACATCAAATCTGCTTGCTTTGGCTTTTGCAATACCTTTAACTTTGGGTAATTTTCTTTGCAATAATCTCTATGAGACTTGAAAATGTCTTGGGCCGTGATCTCAAATCCATTTTGTCTCAGTACTTCAGAGTAAACGCCAGTTCCACATCCAAAGTCTAAAACGCTTTCGGGTTTAAACTTTTGGCAATAATCTGCAACCTCTTGAGCCAAAGCTACAAAGTCGGGATTGTCAAATGTTAAATTAAAATTCTCAATTTCTGCTTTTAAGAAATCGTCTTCGCTAATATTCATATTTTGGTTTTTAGATTTCGCCGCAAGGCTTACAATTTTTCTTAAAATATACTTCACAAGCAGTACCATCAGGATTGCTTGGCTCATTCTCAAAGTAAATTTGTGCCTCGCTAGGCTTTGCCGTGTATCGCTCGCAAGTTAGTTTCAGCTTGCATCTCTGAGGCTTACACATCGTAAATGTTGCCATATCTTATAATTTATTTTAAAGTAAATGATTTTGAACTAGTTAAACAAAAAAAGGCGGGAAAATTTCCCGCCCTTTTAACACTAAACACAAAACACAAACTAAATATTAGGTAGTCTCAAGAAGAGCCTTAGCAGTTGAGAATACACCCTTAACCAATACTGGAGTATCGTTAGCAGAGATAAACTGCACCAAACGCTGCTCGATTCTTACAGTCTTCAAGTTGTCGATGAAGTCATCGCCAGACTCTCCAATTGCTACTTGCAAACCGCTTCTCAAACGTACGTTGATAACAGAAAGGTCACCACCTACGAATTGTGCAGCTGTTCCGGTCAAAGCGTTGGTTGGGATAATGTTTACACCCCAAGCAGAAATTCCACCTTGTGCGTTGAAAGTAACGCCAGCTGGCAAGATATACTGCTTATCAGCATCCTTCTCAGAAAGCATCAAGTGATACTGTCCAGTCTCAACGAATACGCCAGTAGCAGTTCCGTTTGCAGCTCTTACTTGAGCGATGATTCCGTGGATAACATCCCAGTTAGTAGCAGCCTCAACACCACCAGCCATTGATCCACCAGTGAAAGTGGTAGACTTAGAAAGCAAACCAGCAAGCTGAGGAGAAGTTCCGTTACCGGTAAACAATTGGTTCTCGATTACAGTCTCAACACGCTTAACTCCATTGGATTGGATGTAAGAAGCCAAGTAAGCAGCATCTTCCAACATTTCCATAGAAACCTTCATGTGTACACCAATCTTCTCAACCTTAGCTCTCTGCTCTTTGTATTGAACATCGATTTGAGTTTTCTCAACACCTTCACCAATCATTACTGGAGTTCCCTCCTGATCGTACTCTTCTACCCATACTGCGTACTGAGTTCCGATTGCTCCAACGCTTGCGTTAGCAAGGTAAGTCAACAAACGCTGACGGATAGGAGAAACAACACCAGTAAACTCAGAAATAGTTACTTGTCCAGAAGAAGCTTCGTTAGCGATTGTAGAAGCTAGAGTAATAGTTCCAACTGCCTTCTCGTTAATTTCGAATACCAAAGGAGCCTTAAGACGAGCGTTAGGCTCAGACTTCAATCTTTCGATTTCTGCTCTTACTGGCTCGTAAGCCTTCATGAAAGCGGTTTTGAAATCTTCAGCACTTACTTCTTTGTCAACTGCATTCTTTTGCATTGCAATGTCCAACTTATCAAGTTGCTTTTGCATTTCTGCTGCCTCTTCTTTGGTTACTACACCATTCAAAGACTTCAATAGGCTTTCAGCCTTTTCGAAAGCTTCATTAGCTTTCACTTCTGCATTGCTTGCTTTAGCCTTAAGAGCCTCGCCAGCTTCTGCGATTACCGCTTTAACGGCATCGATTGTTAAATTTTCCATGATTCAAATTGTTTTTTAAGTTCGTTAATTGTAATTATATCTACGGGCTCGGCTTCTTTAATCTCCAAAGTAGGCTCGGCTGGCTTTAGAAATTCCAAAAGTGATTTAAGTTGATTTTCTAGTTTTTCAAGTGTTTCATCGGTTGCGTCTGATGTCTTTACAAACTTCTCAAGTCTGTCAAGATATTCAAACGCGTCCGCTTCGCTTTTAAGGTCAATAAAGGTAGTTTCAGGATTAGCACCCAAGAATTGGACTGCTGAACCTTCGTACATCATTACTTCCTTAATTAGGTTTGCTTTAGCTTGCTGGTCGAACTGCTCTTTAATAGTTCTAAAGCCAAAAGAATGCTGGTTAATCAATTCGCTCTCAATCATCTTCTGAAAGTCTTGGCCAGCTGCATGGCTACCAATTTTAGCCTCGTATCTCAAGCCTTTATTGTCTTCGTAAAGATTGGTGATTTTTGCGACAACTTTATTTTTATCGTGGTCTAGCAAATACTTGATTAACTGCTTTCCTTGAGGGCCACGCTCCATTACAGTCTTGGTAAACGCTCCTGCCTCAATAACATCGCCATCAAGGTCTTTGTTACCGAAAACAGCAAAATAACCCGAAACAATTCCTTGTTTCATGTCGCTATCTGTAAAGCCTTGGTTCAATCCTTTTTTTACAAAACCCATATCGCTAGTCTTTTCTAATTCCTTTAATTTATTTCTGCTCCAAGTCAAAGCAGCCCTACCCCCCCATGCATCGTACATCAATAACCCACAACCATCAGAATAAGATGACGAAGACTCTAAATCAACTTCATGTCTGCTAAGATAGCTAAACATTCTTTTAATCGTATCAACCGAAAGAGGTTCTCCGTTTGCAAGCTGATTTGCCCTCTGTTTTCCGACCGGAGTACCACATGGCCCCCATCCGTTCTCATCAACATATTTCAAAACTCTTTTGGCATTATTTCTAACCGCCTCTGGATAATCGGAATACGTTTGCTCGGCTTTCTCTAGCATTGCTTATTCGTTTAGACAAATATACAAATAAATAAAATTAACAAACAAAACTGCTTATAGAACAAATGTATCCTTAAAATACCTTCTAGCATAGGATTCTGAAACGTAAACCACTACACATGAGCAGTTTATGGTCTGAGCAGCTCCTCCGTTTAAATCGCCAGGCTTGTCCATCAATACCTCAACTCCATTGGTAAAAAACACAAACGGCTGATCAAATCTTACGGGTTTATTCTGTGCTTGTATGTGCTGAATCCTAGGCTCCTTTGCACCTCCATGAATCCATATCTTCCATAATGCAGTACCTGTCTGATTTGCCCAATCTTGAGCCGAACGCCTCTTTCCTTCATTATATGCTCTTGTAGCTTCAGTCCTAGCAATTGCCCTAGCTCTCTTAATATCAGGAATCTGCTCAATCAACAACTCTTCAATCTGTCTAGGAGTTAATCCATCCTGAATACCTTGAGCAACTATCTCGTTAACTTTTTTTTGACTAGTGTCCGTTACATCAAAAATTAGTTGACCTAAATTCTGAATTACCCAATTCTTTATAAACTCAAGCCAAGTGCTAACAAAAAAATTATCTGGCAGAAACTTCTTCTCTCTATTATCCTGCCTAATCCTATTGTATTCCTTAGTCGCAGAATCAACAAATACAGCCTGATAGAACTTTACATAAGCATCTTGCATCGGCAACAACGGCACAACTGGCTTAGCTTGCTCCTTCAATGCCTCAGTAAAAATTTTTACTCCAAGGCGCTCGTATCTCTTCAAATCAGCTTGCGCCGACCTTCTAACCTTAGAGTAATTTATTTTATTCATTTCTTATGCTTGGAAATCCACAAAGTCCGTTGTAGCGTTTCCTAGTGCCTCATCGCTTGGAATCACGTTGCTAGGTATCCAATGCACATCCATCGCTGGGTCTTCGCTAGCGTGCCAGTTCAACAAGCTTCTAACTTCGTTACCGGTAAAGTATGGAGATTTTCCATAAGTATCCAAAATTACTTGAACATCTGGTTGTAACTCAGAGAATGATGAAATATCAAAGTCTAAAACATAATCCATGCCGTAGGACTTGCCTAGCCACTGCGTAAACTTCTCCTCAATCATTTGCAACTGCGGCATAATTACATCGGTAACCAAAGCCTTCTGAGCGCCTTCCAAATTGGCATAGGTAGCGTTGAAGTAAACAAAACAGGGTTAACTCCCCAAA